TAATTGTATGAATAAAAAGCAGTATCAAACCAAAGGGTAAACATTAAGTATATACCATGACAAAACAACTATCTACCTTCGAACGCCTTGACAATGAATTGGGCAAACGTAAAACATTGACCGCATCCGATGTGATGGGATTGATGATGCTTGCCGATGCATTCGATGAATGGCAACAATTGACGGAACTTTTGAAATCACAAGGTTCGACGTATGCCATCGAAACTAAGTCAGGCGGCACAATGTATCGTCAACGTCCGGAATATCAACAAGCAAATGACGCATTCAAACGTTGGATCGCACTTGCGAAAGAATACGGAATCACACCACGATCACGAAAGATGATTGATCAAATCGATGACGGCGGTGATTCATTAAACGATTTGATGTTAACTTAAAAAAATATAAATAATTAATAAATTGAAAATATGGGATCATATAAACTGTTGAATGATTTGTCCGAACTTATCGGAGAAAATTGTATTTGCAAATACGGCGAAAACGAAATTGAAATCGAATGTCAAATTTTAGGCTTTGAATATGTAATTGAAAAAGAATTAACAAGACATTTGACTGTTTTGGTTAAACTTTTGCCAGTTAACAACAACGCAATTGATGAAGATGATTCGTTTGAATTACAAAGCGGCGTTTGTATTAATGATGTAATGTTTTGACCGAATTCAAATGTCCGAAATGCAAATCGATGAAGGCCGTGCAAAGCGTCACGATCAAAATGCTTGAAGGTAAAATCCGCCATGATGTGAAATGCGATGAATGTGATTCATGGATGGATTTGGCCGTTGAGAAAACCGGATGCGCCGGATTCACTTCAAACGAATTCGGTCAATTGTAATGAATGACACGGCGGAACAATATGCAAAGGATATCATTTCCGGAAAGATCAAATCCGGAAAGTGGATGCGGTTGGCATGTCAACGCCATTTCGATGATTTGAAATCGGCGAAGGATCGCGGATTGATTTTCAAAGATGACGTCGCACAAAGACACATTCAATTCATCGAACAATTCATCCATCACACGATCGGCGCATTTGCCGGCAAGCCGTTCATTCCTTTGGGTTGGCAAAAGTTCTTATTATGGCAATTGTACGGATGGCATCGAATCGACGGATCCAGGCGGTTCAATTATTTGTTCCTGGAAGTTAGCCGCAAAAATGGCAAATCGACACTCTTGGCGGCACTCGCACTTGATTTCCTAATCTTTCAAAATGAACCGGCCGCCGGTGTTTACTTTTGCGCCACAAAGCGCGATCAAGCAAAGATAGCATTCGATGAAGCGGTGCGAATGGTTAGGGCATCGCCGGAACTTCGATCGCGTGCGAAAACGTTTGTCAATCGAATCGCCGTGAATTCAACATCTTCGAACGCGTTTGTTTTGTCAAGCGATCGCGATTCACTTGACGGATTGAATATATCATTTGCCGGTGTCGATGAATACCATGCACACAAATCGGACGCCGTGTATAATGTTTTGAAGTCAGGCATGGGATCACGCCGCAATCCATTGCATTGCACCATTACAACCGCCGGCCTTGACAAATCGGTTCCATGTTATCAATTGGAACGCACATGTAAAGAAATTTTGCAAGGCGTAAAAAAAGACGATGCTTTGTTGCCGTTGATATTTTCACTCGATGACGGTGACGATTGGCGCGATCATAACAATTGGATCAAGTCGAATCCTTCATTGAATGAAACGATTTCACTTGATTACCTTCAAAAGCAATGCCGACAAGCTATCAATCAAGGCGGATCGCTTGAAGTAGAATTCAAGACAAAACATTTGAATGAATGGGTGTCCGCATCCAGGACATGGATTCAAGATTCAATATGGATGGAATGCCACGACGCAAGTGTTGAACTCAAAGGATTGGAATGTTATGGCGGATTGGATCTTGCATCGGTGTCGGATATCACTTCGCTTGTGTTGGCATTTCCTTTACCGGATGGATCGGTTCATGTACGTTGTTGGAATTGGTTGCCGGAAGATCAAGTGACGCGCGTTCTTGACACGAATGCCGCGCATATATACCGACAATTCAAAAATGATGGATCGTTGATTTTAACGCCTGGAAACGTGACTGACTATGATGCAATACGTCGAACGATCACCGGCGTTCACTATGTCAACGGAACCGCACAAATCGATCCGGATTGCATAATGACGCGATACAATGTCAAGGCCATCGGATTCGATCGCTACAATTCAACACAAATCGCGTCACAATTAACGGATGACGGCGTGCCATTGTCACCATTCGGTCAAGGATTTGTGTCTATGTCCGCACCTACAAAAGAACTCGAAATCAAAATCCGAACAAAGAAATTGAAACACGACGCGAATGCCGTCATGCGTTGGAGCATGGCGAACGTTTCACTTCGCCGCGATCCGGCCGGAAATATAAAAGTCGACAAAGAAAAATCATCCGAAAAGGTTGATCCGGTGGTTGCACTTGTCATGGCAATCGGTGAATTTCTAACCGATCAAAAGCCAGGAATAAACCTTGACGATTTTTCAATCATATCGTTGTGAAGAATTGATTTCTATTGTGTGAAGTGTGTTAACGGATGAAGTGTTTTATTTCGGTTATTGGCCGTTAGTGTTGCTCAATTCATCCACTTAATGCCGAACCTATTTCAACGCCTATTTCCCAAAATCGCCGAAAGGCGTTCCCAAGTGTACACCGGTGACTCCGGATTTTTCGCCGGGTTAATGGGTAGGCCAACAACATCGGGAACGATAGTCGATGAATCGAACGCACTATCTATTACATCCGTGTATTCATGCGTGTCGAAAATCGCACAAACGATATCCGGATTGCCTTTGAATGTATATTCCGATAACGATGGACGGATCACAAAAGTTGATTCACATCCGTTGAATTTCATCGTCGGAGTAAAACCGGATGACGACACAACCGCGTTCCAATTTTGGGAAACGATTTTCGCATCGGCACTTTTGACCGGTGTCGGATATGCTATCATAAGGCGCGATACAATGTCCGGTCATGTGTCCGCATTGAATTTCGTTCCTTCGCACAAAGTATCACCGAAACGATTTGACGGCGCAAGTGTTTATGAAGTCAAAGACATCGGAACGATTCTTTCCGATGATATCATTCGCATCACGGCACCATTCGCAAAATCACCGATCGCATTGCATCGCGAAACGTTAGGCCTTGCAGTAGCGGCGCAAGAATATGGACAAGAATTTTTCGGAAATTCCGGAACACCGGTCGGAGTATTGACGACGGAACAACCTTTGACACAAGATCAAATGAATGTCGTTGCACGTTCATGGGCGGAAGCCGGCGAAACATTAGGAACGAAAGTCATTCCTTTCGGGTTCAAATATCAAAAGATAAGCGCATCGCCGGAAGATATGCAATTCATTGAAACAAGGAATTTGCAAGATCGCAAGATCGCGGAACTCTATGGCGTGCCGGCTTTATTAATCGGCCTGGATTCATCGTCGACGTTTTCAAATATGGAAACGGCGGAATTGTATTTTCTGAAATATACTTTGATGCCGATGATGCGGCGCGTAGAACAAGAATTGAATTTGAAATTGATCGTTCCGGTTGGTGGCGAATCTTTATTATTTCGATATGATGTGAACGAAATCATGCGCGGCGATGCAAAACAAAGATCACAATTCTATCACACATTAATTCAAGACGGCGTGTTGACTATCAACGAAACAAGATCGCGCGAAGGATTGAACAAGTTTAACATTCCGGAAGCCGATGTGCCACGTGTGCAAGTCAATTCAATTTCATTGGATCGATTCGGCGAATACTCGGAAAAAATATCAAATCAAAATGACTGATTTCATTATTGAAAATTGGGCGGCCTTATTGCTCGGCGTCCTTGCTCTTGCAAAAGTTATCGTGAATTTAACTCCTACCGAAAGCGACAATAAAGTGTTTTCTTGGTTCGACATCTTAATCAATGCGATCGTTTCGGATCGTAGAAAAAAGCGATAAAAATGGATGACAATTTGGAACGTAGATTTGCGGAACCTGGCACCATTGAAATCCGTCAAGAAGATGCGAAATCCGATCGTGTCGAAGGATATGCCGCGCTATACAATAGCACGGCGAATCTTGGGCCGTTCGATGAAGTAATTGCACCCGGCGCATTCGATGACGTCTTGAATGACGACATCAGGATTTTATTCAATCACGATCCGAACTTTCCTTTGGCAAGATCTAACAAAGGACAAGGCACCGCACGCGTTTGGACGGATGACAAAGGATTGAAGTATTCATTCAAACCAGGATCACAAACATATTCGCGTGACTTAGTGGAAGCGATTGCACGTGGTGATATTAGTCAATCTTCATTCGGATTCACTATCAAATCGGAATCCTGGGAATCTCGCGATGGCCGTGATATCCGCACAATCAATTCCGTCGAACGTTTGTTCGATCTTTCGCCGGTTTCATTTCCGGCATATCAAGACACGGAAGTCGCACTACGCACGAAACCGGATGCAAAAGATTTGGAACCTAAAAAATCAAAAGATTCCGAACCTAAAAACGAAAACAATTCAGTCGCAGTAATGCGGCAAAAACTAAATCTTCAAAAACTAAAATGAAGCAATCAATTCAATTCAAAGCACTTCGATCTAAAAAGATTGACACACTCGATTCGATGGTGTCAACTTGTGAACTCGAAGGAAGGTCATTCACGGATGACGAATCAAAATCCGTCGACACACTCAACGCGGATATCGCGGAACTCGATGGAAAAATCGAACGCGCAGAAAAGACCGAATCCAACATCACGCGCATGGCACACACCGGCGCAGAACCGGCAAAGGATAAGGAAGTGGAATCCGTGAAAAGATCATTTTCATTAGGCCGTGCGATCGCCGGCGCAATGTCCGGATCACTTAGCGGTGCGGAAGCGGAAGCATTCCAGGAAGCGCAACGCGAAGCGCGTCAAGCCGGTTTAACACTTGCCGGAAATGTGGCGATTCCTTCGTCTATGTTTCGCGCAAATGAATCGCGTGCATTAGGTGACGCCGGATTGTTATCCGCCGGAACCGGTGAAGGATCGGATTTCGTACCAACGGAACACAAAGATTTCATCGATGCACTTCAGCCGCGTCTACTCGTTGAAGAACTTGGCGCAACCGTCATCAACGGCGTTTCGGGAAATTTAGATATTCCAAGAATCAGCGCGGCCGGCACGGCAAATTGGGCGTCAACGGAAGCGGCGGACGCACCGAATTCAACACTTGCAACCGATACGCTATCACTCTCACCAAAACGTGTAGGAGCATACACCACATACACAAAGCAACTTTTGACACAAGGCGTTCCAAGTGTAGATCGTATCATCGCGGATGACTTAGGGCGTGCAATTCGTAACGCAGTCGATTCGGCGGCGTTCAATGGTAGCGGATCAAGCGGTCAACCGACTGGAATTTTTAACACAACCGGCGTACAAGACACCGCCGCAACGAATGGAACGACATTGACGGCATCGGAATTGATTGAATTAATCACGAACGTAGCGGCACAAGATGGTTTGACCGGCGGCGAAGTGTTCGCTCTTGCACCGGCTATATATGCAAAGATTGCGACACTTTCACAAGTGTCGAACGTTTCGGCGACTATGGTCAACGATATGATTGCCGGATACAACGTCCACATGTCTACGCACTTGAATCAAGGCGTGACGAAAGGATCATCAACATCGAATACCGGTCAGGTTCTATTCGGTGACTTCAAGAATCTTATGGTGTGCCGTTGGACGGGTGTGGATTTGTTAGTCGATGGCTACACATTAGGCGCAAGTGCGGAAGTAAAAGTTATTGCAAATCAATGGATGGATGTTGGGGTACGTCATCCGAAAGCATTTGCAACGATTTCTGATGCAATACATGGTTAATAGTTAAGGTTTGAAAATGGGGCGCGGCAATCGGTCGCGCTCTATTTCAAAAACAAAAAAAATGAACTACACATTCACAACGGCGGCCATAGACGGAACAAATGTTTTGTCACTTGCTGATGCAAAAACTTTCCTTCGCGTCGATATTTCCGACGACGATGCATTGATCACAGCAATGATTGATAGTGCGGTTGAGTATTGTGAAAACTATTGTTCAAAGTTATTCGATCAACGTGCCGTCACGTACTTGTTACAAAGTGGCGTTCCGTTTTTCTTTCCGCTTGGCGATTTGCAAAGTGTCACAAGCGTCAAAGTACGTTCTAATTTAATAAGTGACTATGTTGGCACAACCGCGAACACAAATTATTTTGTTCAAACCGGAACACCGGCACGAATAAAATTCAAATCTTTGCCGGATGTCGATTCGGATGATATGCAACCGATTGAAATTGTGGCGGTGCATGGTATCGCGGCGGCAAAAGTTCCGTCATCAGTTATTGCGGCGGTGCGGTTTTTGGTGGGCCATTTCTACGAAAACCGACAAGCAGTTTTATCCGGAAGTATTGCGACGACGTTGCCGATAGGTGTGGAATCTTTATTATTTCCGGTTCGATATATTCAAATTGATCAATGAACATCGGTCGATTAGATAGAAGGATCACAATTTTGTTGTTGTCAAATTCCGTTTCGTCAGGCGATGACGGCGAATTTTGGGGTGCCGTCGATGGCGTTGCCGCATCCGGTTTCGATATATGGGCGACGAAACTTGACAAAGTTGGATCACATGCCGATGAACTTGGCAAAGATGTCGGAATTCGAAAAACTGAATTCACGATACGATGGCGCGAATTCGCACATTTGGACATCATGGATGTTGACACGTTTGTCATTAAATACGATTCCAAAAATTACAAAGTTCAATCCGTTGAAGAAATCGGACGTCAAGTCGGATTCCGTATTCACACAATACGCCGCGACTGATGGAACTCACTTTGAACCTGGACAAAGTTGCAATGGCGCAATTGACAAAAGCGATGTCGGATTTTCCGGATGACGTAATTGCGGAACGTCGATTGATTGGCGCGATGAAGAAAACATTGCGTCCTACATTGAAAGCGGCGAAAGCCGGCGCAACGGCGGACGGATCGACCGGAGCAACGGCGCAAGCTATTCACCTTGTCAAAGGCCGTAGATCGTCTTTATTTTCGCCGTATGTGGTAATACGTGTAAAAAATAAAAAGATCGGAACTAAGTCACCGCGTCACTATCAACACCACATGATTCACGGCACGCGGCCCGGAATTCGAGAATCGCAGACCGGATTCGTTGTTCATGGTTCCGATGGTAGACCGCGAAGGATTAAAAAAATAGATCATCCAGGATCGAAAGGAATTGAATATATGGATGCGGCATGGAATCAAACGCGAACGCAAGTTCAATCCGCGTTCATGTCGTCACTTCATAAAGACATAAAGAACTATAAACGCCGAAACAACTTGCGATGATTTCAGCATTTATAAAAAAAATAACACGCGCGAATTCCGTTTCACATCCGGAATTGTACAAGGTCAATACTATGGCCGGCGGACATATTTTCGCTTTGAAACAAATTTCGGGCGCATCGGTTCCGGCGGTTGTTGTTCAACTTGTCGGAATAGAAACAAATCCAACGAAGGACGGCGGATCATCGACCGACATCAACAAAGTTGAAATCACATCGATTGCGGAATCGGCACGCGATGCATGGATCATGGCGACACTTTTGCGCAAAGGATTAGAGAATCAAACACTTGAAGATTCCGACGAAGGTGTTGACGTTGCCGATGTTCAATTTGTCAATTGGGCGTCGGACGTATTCGAAGCATCCGACTTATTTACGATCACTTTACAATTTGACGCATATCAAACAAAGCGTCAAGACATTTCTTCATATATATAAAAATTAAATCTTATGGCTTTAACATCAGGCAAAGTACTATCTAACGCATTAGGCGTTTTCATCAATCAAACCGGTTCGGAGTATGACGTCGTGGCCGGGTGTACATCGGCATCTTTGTCGATGGAATTCGAACAAATCGACATCACAACGAAAGACGAATCCGGCGCAAAGGCAATTTTACCCGGCGATATAACTTGGAGCATCCAGGCGGAAGCACTTGTGCAATACGACACAAAGAACATCGCCGGCGATACAACAACGGAAGTGAAATCTTCAAAGGATTTGATGGATTTGTTTCTTGCAAAAACCAAAGTCACACTTGCATGGTCAACCGGAAACGTTGATGATCCGGTGTACACCGGCCAAGCGTATATAACAAGCGTTGAAGAATCCGCCGGAACGAATGAAGTCACTTCATTTTCATGCACGTTTTCAGGACATGGAGCAATTACGGCGGTAGCTGACACAAGCGCATATTCTTTCAATGTAGTTGATGCAGACTAATAATTAAAAAAATCAAAGCGATGATTATCAATTCAAACAATTCACTACGTGGACACATCACAATTGTTGATGGTGTTGGCAACGAATGGCACGCGTTAATTAATACCAACGCGCTACGCATGGCATGCGAATCCTTAGGTGTTGAACTCGGCGAATTCCTGGAATCCTTCGAACAAAAGGCCGTTGAAGTTATTCCGCATCTATTATTTGCCGGCGTTCGAAATTGGCAAATCCTTCACCGCGAAGATCAAATCGATGATTTCAATCATTTCGCGGCCTTAGTTGGAACGATGGATTTCACGGAAGTAGTTGAACAAATTGGTGATGCTTTGATTCTATCATCGGGAAACGTGAACGGGGTGGCGGAAGCCCCGAAAACGAATCCGAAACGCGCTCGGTCAAATGGGCGGAATTCTATCACGAAAGCATCCAAAGCGGAATAAATCCGGATGACTTTTGGAATTGGACATTTGGCGAAGTGTGTGCCGCGCGTGACCGATTGAATCATCGCGATCGCATCGCATGGTTGCACACTTCGCATGTCCTTCTCACTTTGGTAAATATCAACCGAAGTCAGAAAAAGCCGTTCGAATTAAAGGATTTTTATCCATACGATTTGCCCGGCAAAAAACCGGTACAAAAACCGATGTCATCGCACAAAGATTTCTTCGATGCGTTGGCATCACAAATGTCGAAAGATGGCAAAAAATAGCGCGGCCTTTAATATCATATTCGGTGCGAAAACCGGGCAACTTTACAAGGCCTTAAATTCGACACAAAGGAAACTCCGAAAGGCATCAATGCAGATGCAAGACATCGGAAAATCCTTGACACGGAATTTGACTTTGCCATTGCTTGCCGTCGGTGCCGGATCTTTGAAACTTGCCGTATCATTTGAATCGGCGATGTTGAAAGTCAAAGCCGTTTCCGGATCAACCGGTGCGGAATTTGAATCGCTTAAAAAGAAGGCACTTGATCTTGGAAAGTCCACAACGTTCACGGCGTCCGCCGTTGCCGGCCTTCAATTGGAATACGCGAAATTAGGATTCACAAGTGACGAAATCAATGAAGTCACGGAAGCGACTTTGTATCTTGCACAAGCGACCGGATCGGATTTGTCACAAGCGGCGGCGGTAGCCGGTGCGACACTTGGCGGATTTCAACTTGATGCAAGCGAAACCGCACGTGTGACGGATGTCATGGCGGCGTCCTTTAGTTCGACACCGCTTGACATCAATTCGTTCCAGGAATCAATGAAGATGGTTGCACCGGTAGCGAATGCCGCCGGCGTATCAATCGAACAAACGACCGCCATGCTTGGCGTCATGGCGAAAGCCGGAATAAAAGGATCGCAAGCCGGCACCGCTTTAAGACGTATATTTTCGGAACTTGGATCAACCGGCGGCGATGTAGGTGAAGCATTGAAAAACCTTGCGGCGAATGGTTTGGATATGGGCGGCGCAATGGATGAAGTCGGAAGGAATGCACAATCGGCGTTGCTCGTTCTTGCGAACGGAACCGGAACGATGGATGAATTGACAAAGGCATTTCACAAATCGAACGGTGCGGCAAAAGCACAAGCGGATATAATGAACGAAGGGGCGGAAGGCGGAATCAAAGAAATGATGTCCGCACTTGAAGGCATGGCAATCGTCATCGGAAATGCTTTGATGCCGTTCCTTAACAAAATGGTTGACATCATCAAAAGCGTGGCGGATGGCTTTGCACGTTTGTCACCAACTACGCAAAATATCGTCGTTATGTTTGGCGTTTGGGCGGCGTTATTAGGGCCGATGATGTCATTGATTGGTGGGTTAGGATCGAAAGTTTTGATCCTGGTGGCAATAATGAAAAGAAAATCCACCGCAATGGCAACCGATGCCGTTGCAACCGGATCGGCGGCGGTGGCACAAACCGGATTCGCCGGCGCAACGGCGGCGGCAACGATAGGATTGAAATCATTCCGAACGGCGTTAATTACAACCGGCATCGGCGCGTTGGTTGTTGCTCTTGGAATGGTAGTCGGTTACATGATCGATTGGGTGTCCGAAACCGATGACGCAACGGATGCAAATGAAGCACTCAATGCGGAAATCGAAGCCGGAAATCAGGCGTTAAGGGATCGCGCCGATATACTCAAAGACGCAACACCAAACAAAGACAAGTCGATCAAAGATTTGCGCAAAACTATCGACGCACTTCAAGCGGAAGTAGATGGAATCGATGAAGGTCAAGTCCTTGAAGCGTTTCTAAATGCAAAATCGACCGCCGGCGGCGAACACGGTGACGATGTTGTGAATCAAACATTGAAGAATGCGATTTTGGCACTTGATGATTTGATGTCGCCGGAAATGATGATCAAATCAATTCAAGGTGGTAAGGGATTTTGGATGGCGGAAGGGGCGGATCTATTGGCGAAGGCGGTGCGGATTTCACGCCGCGATTTGCAAAGTGAAATAGAAGCGGCACAAGCGCAAATTGACAAAATCCAGGATCAAACCGATCCGAAAAAAGTCAAAGGAAAGGATTCCGAAATCGATTTGCAATCCATTGCAACCGTTTCGAAAGCGTATGAAGATTTGTCGCGTGAAATTTCATATTTCAAAAGACAAGCGAAAGCCGGCGAAGTAATTGACGTTCATCATTTGTCGGAACTCGAATCGAAGTTTTCAAAAATCGAACGCCTGGCCGAACAACTTGGAATCGATGTCACATTGTTAGGCGCACCGGAACCGCTTGCACCTATCAAAACCGACTTGAAGGAAATTGCGGAATTGATTCCGAAAGCCGATCTCACAAAGGGATTGAAGATTGATAATGCGGCATTCGATAGAATGAACGCGATGATGGATGCAATGAAAGAACGCGCCGAACGTATGCAATCGGTATTTGATCAAGCGTTTTCATCTATGTCCGGAACGATGGATGAAATGGCCGCAAGCGGCGCAAGTGCATTCGATTCATTGGCGCGATCGTTAGCCGTAGCAGTTAGAAAAATAATCGCGGCACAAATCGCGCAAGCAGTATCGGCGGCGATTATGAACGCAATCAAAAATAGCGGCGGAAATCCTTTCGTCGGTGGCATATTGGCGGCAAGTGGAGCAGTCGCGGCGAAAGGTATTTTCGAAAGATTAATTCCGGCGTTCGCATTGGGCGGAATCGTGACAAAACCGACATTAAGTTTGATCGGAGAAGCCGGAAGCGAAGCGATCGTTCCATTCAATCGCATGGATGAATTCATTCGTATGGCCGGCGGTGGTGGTAGCGATTCGATGTCGGTTGCCGGGCGTTTGGCCGGCGGTGATATATTCCTTGCAAATCAACACGCGAACAATCAAAGCGGTCGCCGCCGTGCAATCATCTAAATATGGCAATAGATAACTATCAAGCAACAACGAATCCAGGCGGTTCCGATTCCGGATGGGATTGCCGATTTGTGACACATTTTCAGGATGCAACGGCGCATCATTATCGTGTCGAAATTATAGATTCAAAACTTTCCGGCACTTCATTCACATGGGATCGTGACGCACCGGAATCGTTTGTGTGTGGTTCCGATGGATTCACTTTGACACATGAAGGATCGCCGGATGACCTTCACCAAAGTATTGTCACATCATCTTTGTCAATGGATTTCCTTGTGACGAATGCGAATCAGGAACTACTATTCGATGAATTAACTTCAACAACGGATCATCGATTCGGAATCGTAGTGTATAGATTCACGGCCGGTTCCGGTTCATCATCTCCATCAAATCCGATCGGACATTGGCGAATGATTTGGTGCGGTGTAATTAATCCGGAAGGGATTTCGCTTGAGCTTGGCGCATCGTCGAAATTTATTCGCCTGGAAGCGTTCGACGGTCTTGCGATGTTGAATGAAATTCCATTCGTGGACGATTCCGGTGATGCATTCGATGATTGGGCTAACTTCAAAACGATCATTCATCGATGCATCCAACACATTCCGACATCATCTTTGTGGGGTTACGATAACGGATCAAGCGCGATAGTAGAAACGGCATCGACGGCATCGACACTTTCTTCATTTCAACCGCCGTTCTTTATAGAAAGTATTTATCAATGGGATTCCGTTGCTCATGATATCGGCGCACTCGAAGGATATACAAGTGTTATTTCAAATACCGGATGCCAAACGCAATCATTCTATTCGGTGAACCGGACGGAAGATCGATTCGGCGGAAAGATAATTGATCGCGACACGATTTCATGTGCGGAAGTGTTGAACCATTTGGCGCAAGTTCTACGCGCCCGGATATATTTTGCCGATGGTTCGTTCCATTTTCAAAATCCTGGAACCTTCGACGCCGAAACGTTAAACATTCGCGCAATCCGTTGGCCGGTGTTATCACGTTTGACAAGCGCGGCGGCGGACACACTTGGAGCATCGGTCGTTCACAAAGTCGATGTCAATTCACAAGGGTTTGACGTCGTAAACGGTGCGGATGATTCATTTTTGCATCCTATAAAAACGGCGTTTTCAATACATCAGTTAGGCGGAACACAATCTTTGTTCGCGCCTATTGGTTCAAATATGGGCGGCCAATTTTACAAGAATCTATACAATAACGAATCGACATTTCACGCCGCAAATACATGGTCGAATCCGGACGCGATTTTACTTGAAGATGACACACCTTCATTGAATGGCTTAGTACATACGACACTCGACGACTATGGATCGGACGGATCATCGAACGGAACTTTGCACGCCGGAGCAAAAGCCGTACTCGAAGTACAAATCAAAGTCGGCGACTATTATTTGAAAGGCGACATCCAACATTCATCGACTATCGTGAACATCCACCGATTGGCGGCGTCGGATTTGGATTTCAAAGGTATAGAACGTGACGGCGATGTTGAATGGACGTTGACCGAATCATCATATTTCATTCCTATTCCGAACACTTTGTGCGATCCATTCCCGGCTATCGCGGTGGATTCATCCGGCAATGAACACATCGGCGGTGCAAATATAACTTTGAACGGAAACAACACCGATGAATTCAAATATGCGTCCGGATTCATGGGATCGGACGGAACGAATCACAATGAAACATCTTTCGAGTTAGGATGGACATTGCCGGCATTGCCGTCAGGAACTCACACCGGCGTGACATTAAAAACCGCTTTGCAAGTTTACAAGCATGACGGCACACAAATCACCGATGCGGATGACTTGACGGATTTGAGCAATTCAACGACCGGCACGATTATAAAATTTCAAAATTTACGTTTGTTATCCGGAACCGATGGATCGCAAATCGATGTTTCATATACGGCGGATCAGGCGAACAATTCCGCCGCACTTGTCGCAAGTTCTTCGATTTTAGGCAATCAAATCAATAACGCATGGCTTGGAATACTTAGTGTCCAGGATGCCGACGATCTTGGAAACTATTGGGCAAGCGGCGAAGTATGGTCATCGATGTCAAACACATCCGCCGTGATGAACATCCATTCGTTGAATGCTATGGAATGCCTGCAAGAACGTTCGCGATCACTTCGCACGCGTCGATGTACACTTGCATTCGGGCGTCAAAATAAAGGTACGGAATACGATTTGACGGATATCAAAACGATTCCTTCATTCAATAACACATTTCGATTTGACGATGAAACCGGATTGCCGCATTTCATTCCGACATCTTTGCAATGGACGGCATCACCTTCGACAATAGATTTCACCGGATGGATCACAAACATCGAAAACACTTTGACGCCTGATTTGGATGACACGAAAGGCGATCGACCGCCGTCATTTCCGCCGAATCAACCTTCGGAATCCTTTGACAAAAATCCACAAGGATATTCGGGCGGCGGAATTCAAGGATATCAAATCAAAACGATTCAAAACGATGTCGCATCGAATACGGCGACGACTGATTTGATAGGTACAAACGCTTACGGAATAACAAAATTCACCAAGGCATCCGGTACAAGTAGTATTGATATTGTATTGCCTGATACAAAAGCCGCCGCCGGAAGTGAACTCGTCACTATCGACACCTTCGGAGGGATGCATCCGCTTGCGGACGGATCAAGTGGTGAATTCTTAAAGACGAACGGAAGCGGATCACTATCATGGGCCGCCGCCGGTGGTGGTGGTGGTGGTGGCGGATGGCATGGATCGACGGCGTTGATCAAAGTCATGCCGTCGCAATTTGTTCAAAACGATGACGCGCCACAATATCCGCCGGTGATTGAAGATGATTTGTCAAGCAATCGAAGGGGTGTCAAAATCGGCGCGGCAACAAGTGAACTATATGCTTTTATTCCTATTCCTTCACAATATAAAGTCACACACGGCAAAGTATTCACTTCAAAAGCCGGCACAAATGCGGTGAATATAGCGGAATACGATCACGAAACCGGCACCGCTACATCAGGAACAACGGGAAACTTCAACACAACGATTGATTGCACCGATATCACAAGCGGAACAACATCAAGTGTCATCATTAAATTATCGCCTGGAACGGATAAGACAATAATTTTCGGGGCAAATTTAACAATCGCGGCGGTGTAATATGCGACAAATCAACACCATCATATTGCATTGCACCGCAACACGATTCGATCATGATGTCACGATTGATGACATTCGTGTTTGGCATGTTGCACGCGGTTGGAAACGCGAAGGATATCATTTTTTGATCCGATTGGATGGAACCATTGAACGCGGTCGACCGATCGACATGATCGGCGCACATGCGAAGGGGTTCAATAGAAATTCAATCGGCATAGCGTATGCCGGCGGAATAGATGATGACGGATGCCATGTCAATACAATGAACAAAGATCAAACCGATGCGATGTTTGTTTTGATTGATTCTTTGGCGGTGGTATTCGGTCAATTACAGTTAATAGGTCACAACGATGTCACCGATCGAAAGACATGTCCGAATTTCGATGTGTCGGAATGGTGGTCATCTCAACGATTTTACGAAGGCGAATGAATATCACTACACTACTTATAAAACTATTTTCAAAATTGGATTTGACGGAACTTTTGAAAGATAAGCGACTTCGATGGAGCGCAAAACGAACGATCGGCGCATTGATAGCAATCACGGCGTGCAATGATATCGTTGCCAACGGCGTCACCTGGATGAACGTTTGTTTGTGTTTTGTGGCGGTGTTACCGTTATGCCTGGCATTATTAGAGAATGACCGAAAACCGACAATAGTGGAACAAATAATGATTGCAAAAGAATCACGTAAAAAAGCAAAAGAAAATGATTGATTTGACACCGGTGTTGATTACGGCAATCACGATCATGGGATCAGGGGCGGCCTTTGCATTTTATGAAAGGCGTTACAAAACAAAAGCGAAACGCGAACAACAACTTCAACACGATTTGAAACAATGGCGCGATGATTTGCGTAAGCGAACTATGTCATTGGAAGTCAAAGTTCAAGAATTATTAACTGAAAATTGCGAACTCAAATTCACAATCGCACGACTTCAAGTCACAATCGATTCCTTTGTAAAAAAGCGCAAAAGCCGTGTAAAGACTAAGAATTAACCGCAACAAACAATGTGGTGTTAATTACTTTCGATGGTTTGAACTCAATTGAACATATTAAAAATTTGCACAATCGAAAAATGTTTTGCACATTGCAGACATGCGTGATAATTACCATTACTACAAATTCATTTTTCAATGTTTGTTGAATGTACGAACAATTTGGAAACATCTTGTCGAACGTTTGCAAAGTTTTTTTTTATTTCAATTATTTGCCTATCAATTAGATAGGGTATTGAAGGATATAAACATTGATTTATGTCGTATTAATTCGAAGTATCACGTAGTACATTGTTTCCGATTTCATAATGCTCAATCAAGACTTTACTCTGGGGTAGCTGACCAAATCTGCCCCGTGTTTTGAGCAAAATAAAATTAAATAAGGACATAATAGAACGCGATGGTGCGTTCCAAGTTTATATATCGAATAAATTTTATCACTTCAAAAGCAGAAGGAAAGCGGATGACTTCATTCGTGGCGTAGACAATTATTTGAACGCGCAATTTGAAATGATAAACGCAAATTTGATCAGCGTGTACGGAACGTATCGCCGATTGAATTGGTATTTGTCGAATTACGATCGACAAGCGATAAGACTTCAAATCAACGAAATCGAACAATCAATCGAATTAAGTCTTGAGCGATCCGATTGGTCATCATGGCGCGTCACGACGTTTTCAAAATTAGACTATTGCATCGAAATGCTTGACACAATTTTGGGGCGTATGCAAGAAGTGTCCAAGCAAAAAAAGTACATCGTTTTATCCGGCGAAATCCGTTCGAATATCATGGCTATCGATTTGCTCAAATTAGAAGTTCAAAGGTTCGAAGTAAAAAACAAAAAATATCTTCAAGAACCATTCCCGAAAGTCATTCAGATGAAAAACATTTCAAACCTATAAATTCTACACCATGACATTTATACCCGAAGGATTCGCATCATCCGAAACCGATGCAAAAACACGTTATTTCAAGCCAACGAAAAACGAAACGACAAAGATTCGAATTGTATGTGAACACCCGGTCGCCGGATTCATTCAATGGACGACCGAAAATAAACCGGTTCGATGGGATCGCGATGCTCAACCGCCGACGAAAGATTGGCGACCGGATGAAAGGCCGCGCAAATTCTTGGCCGTCGTTATATGGAACTACGAAACCGAATCTTTACAAATTTGGGAAATTACGCAACGCACCATCATCGACGTCCTTGACAATTTATCAAAGGATGAAGATTTCGGACATCCTGGAAACTACGATTTGAAGATCACACGACGCGGCGAAGGGTTAGAAACTACATATCAAACGCAAGCGGTGAAAAGTGAATTTCCGGCGATAGCATTGAAGGAAATGGAATCAACGCCTATCATCCTTGAAGCGTTATTCGATGGCACCGATCCATTCTCCGATCCGGTCGTCGTTTCAAATCCATTCGTGTAAAAATGCGAACACGTTTCGAACCGGATGAATTGCAATTTTTCAACGCGGTAAACGTAACGGATGACAAATTTTTGTTAATGGCGATTTGTGTCGAATGCTTAAACGATGATCAAGCGTTGACCGACAAGGAACGCGAAGATGTATTCGGTGCAAATCGTCGTCAACAAATTACCGACCGCCGGCACATACTCATGACGTTATGCATGAAGTATGGTTCGCCGGTGACACTCACAAATTTGTCAACGATGTTCAACAAACATCATGCGACACTCATCAACGCACGCAACAAGTGTGCGACACTTATTTCAATTGATCGCCATTTCACTAAAATCTACAAAAACTATGAAAAAAAGTTCGAACATTTCATCGCCTGAAAATGAAAACCGTTGTCACTTAAAATCAAGGTACATCGACACACTTGCCGATCATTCAGCAAATAAAGAAACATCACTTTCCTATTCATCATTGAAACAATTCGATCGTTCGCCGTCGCATTTCCTTCAATACAAGCGGCGATTGTTTAAGGAAACGCCGGCCATGCGATTGGGTACACTCACACACATGTCAATCCTGGAACCGGATTTGTACAAACGCAATGTCATCGTCACCGATCTATCCAGGCGAACAAAAGCATTCAAAGAATTCGAATCCGAAAATTTTGATTTCGATGTCATCACACCGACGGAATCGAAACAAATTCGTTCGATGACGGAATCGGTAAAAGAAAACAAATTCGCACATCAATTGATTTCCGAATGTACGGAATTGGAGCAATCGAAGAAATGGGAATATCGCGGACATCATTTTCGTGGCATTCCGGACGGCATCGGTGAAGGGTACATCTTAGACCTAAAAACAACAAAAGACGCATCACCGCACAAATTCGGATCGGATTCATTCAGGATGCTTTATCACATGCAAGCGGCCCTATACATGGCCGGCCTTCGTGAACTTGGTTACAATATAAAGTCTTATTATATCGTTGCCGTAGAATCCGCCGCACCGCATCCGGTAAGTGTTTTCAAATTCACTTCGGACATCTTAGATCGTGGACATTTGAAACTCGACACTTTGATTGATAGGTTCGACGCATGGGATGGTTCCGAAAGTGGATATCATCCGGATCAAGATTTCGTGTATTTGGACGCACCTAATTGGTCTAAATGATAAATTCCAGGAACAAAGGCCGCGCATTCGAACAACGCATTGCACGCATTTGGGCGTCGTTATTCGGTGGCATAGTCGAAAGGTCATCATATGTGTCAAAGAAACTCGATGACGCCGGTGTTGACCTAACCGGAACCGATCCGTTCAATGTACAATGTAAAGCCGTCGAACAATCGATGAACATTCATTCAATCCTGGAGCGTATGCCGGTTGACACAAATATCAATGTTGTCCTTCACAAAAGAAACAATCGCGGCACAATTGCGGCGATGGATTGCGAAGATTTCTTCAGCATAGTAAAAGAATTACAAGAACTCAAACAAAATCAAAATGACGTTTCAAAAAGACTTTGCACGTGTACAAAAGATTGAACGCGCAATTTGCCATCGGTTCGGATTCGAGAATGTCAACATGCCAACATTCGACGGAATAAAGATCGGACGCGGTTCAAATTTCAAAACGTTGGAAATCAAATCGCACATGCAAAAGACATCAAGCGGTTACAAAATCGAATTGATTGATCCGATGACAAAGAATGTCAATCCGCCGGGCAAAGGTTCCGATTTCGTGGCGTTTACTCGAAAACTTGAAAATCATTTGATTGTGTCATTGTGGTCATCGGAAATGTTCCGAATGCGTGTACTATCGAATACGGCGCGCGCATTGAACAATCAATCCGGATGGTCTTTGATGTTGGCCGGCGATCGTGGTGATTGCCTATGCATGAAGGTCGCACATGAAATCATTGAAGATTCCAGGCATGCCGACATTGTTGAAATGCGTCCGTTGTCATGGTATATGGAGCAAATAAACGAAACGAAATGAAATCAGCACAATGGGCATATTTAGTCGTTCCGCGTGATGTACACGACGACGACCGCTTGGAATGGCCGGAAATTATTTTGTTCGCACATATCCATTCGTTCACATCACAAGGCCGTGAATGTTGGATGTCACTTGAAACGATGGCGAAACGCCTTAGAAAGTCGGATCGCATGGTGTCGATATACTTAAAAAAGTTAGTGAATTTAGGTCTTATCAGGGTAACGGAACGCGATGGAAGGCGGCGCAAATTGGCGTCGACTTTGACATCAAAATTCGAACAACGACCGAAACACATTGCGGAGCAGAACCGAAACACATTGCGGAGCAGCACCGAAACACATTGCGGAGCAGAACCGAAACACATTGCGGAGCAGCACCGAAATACATTACTGACTAATAATAAAAAGAATAGTACAACTAATAATACAATTGAATATGGTTTGAAGGCGAAACCCATTTCACTCGATGAAGTCAAAGACTATTTCAAAGAAAAAGAACGCATCGATTTGGCGGAACAATTCTTTGATCACTTCACGGCGAACGGATGGCGACAAGGAACCGGAACCGGAAAGCCGATCAAGGATTGGAAAGCCGCCGCACGCAATTGGATCAGGAACGAAAATAAATTCAATAATCATGGAAATAATAAAAAAACCGGATTCAACGCCGGCAATCACAACGTTGAACGACTTGGCAACTATATCAAAACCGGGAATGATAACACCGCGTGACGCCTGGAATGGAACAAACATTCGTGCGGCATTAAAGACGGAACACGCCGCCGAAGTACGTGCGGCACTCTTGAAGATGATGTTCGAAACGATAAAGTTCATCGATTGTAAAAAGACATTGACAAGTGATGACGATGTGATCTTCACATTCGAATCGTTGTTGAATGATTTCCCGGTGTTGAAGATTACCGAATGGAAATATGTCACGGATGGAATGAAATCCGGTCGTTATGGTAAATACTACGAACGATTGAAGGCCGCCGAATTCCGTGAAGCATTCATCGAATACGAATCAACCGATCGCGCTTTAATCCTGGAAACGCAACACAAGGTGAAGGAAACCGCAGTCGATTGGCTACCTATCGAATATATGTTAGATAAGATAGGCGGCTTTGAATCGAAGCGTCCGCAACGTGTGAAGATGTCAGGCATGGCCGGCAATGCAAAGCGGCGGTTGTTCATTGATTCGGATGAATACAATGACTTGATGAAACAAATGAACGACGATCAAGATGCCTAACATGCCAAAGGAAACACCGCGCCGGTGGTGGATGCCTAAGAAAGCCAAACAAAGCGGTCGCAAGACACCGAAAGATAAAAGATATAGTTCAAGACGTTGGACGAATTTAAGTGTCTTATATCGGCGTCAAAATCCTTTGTGTGTTGTGTGTGGTTCACTTGCTCAACTTGTCGATCACATCACGCCGATCAATGCCGGCGGTTCGTTTTGGAATCCTATCAATCATCAATCTATGTGTCACTCATGCCACAATTCGAAGTCATCGACAACCGACAAACATCTGATTCATTCACATCGTCAACGCACGGATCAATGATTCTTAATTACTATTCAATAGGGGATAGGGGGGGGGAAACCTTAGTTCAAATTAACTGTTGAC